CTATAAATCAATCTTCACGCCATTTTTGAAGGTTAGGCTGATTTTCTTATCTTCTTTGATATCCAATCGCTCAACGCTGGTCTGCCAGAGTTCTTGGTTGAAGTCTGTGATGATATCATCCTGCTCTTTGAGTTGTTGGATAAAACCATCAAGACTTAGCCGCTTACTTTTCTGTTCTTCCAAGGCTGACCTGGTTTCCTGCAACTCTTTCTGTTTTTCTTGGTAGGTTGTTACCAGGGTATCGTATTGCTCTTGGTAGAGTTCTTGATTTTGAGCTTTCCTTGCATTCCTATCGACCAAGTCATCGATGTCTTGACGTATGGTTTCACGATGATGCTCCAAGTCATCAATCCTAGCTTCAAGTGACGAAGTGTCTTTTGTCATGTCAATCAAGAGTTCCGTATTAGCGATAATCTCCTCTCGATTGCCGATAAGTTGGTTCATGGCTGATAGGAACCAACCTTTAATCTCTTCCTCCGTCACATGAGGTATCTGACATTTATGCTCGCCCTTGTACTTAGCATTGCACTGGTAGATGGTTCGTTTGTACTTGCTGGTGGAGTGCCACACCTTACTTCCAAAGGCTGACCCACAATCACCGCAAAACAGTCGTCCTGTGAAGATGTTACTGGTTTGCCGTTTCTTTTCCAGCTTATCCAATTCAACCTGAACCAAATCAAAGACTTCACGCTTGATAATGGCTTCATGGTTATTCTCCACATAATACTGTGGGAGTTCCCCTTCATTAGGTTTGGTGCTATTCGTCAAGAAATCCGTTGTGAAACTTTTCTGAAGGAGGGCATCGCCCTTATATTTTTCATTTCGAAGCATACGCTTGACCGTGCCATAGCTCCACTGCCTTTTCCCTTGTGGCGTTGGAATCCCTTGGGCAGTCAACTCCCTTGCAATTTTGTTGGGGTTGTTTCCCAATAAAACTTGATGGAAAATATACCTCACAATTTTAGCTTCTTCTTGGTCAATTTCAAAACCACCCGTGTCACTTTTCTTGAAGCCTAGAACTTGGCTGTAGGAAAAGGTCACTTGCCCTTCAGCCAACTGACGTCGTCTACCCCAGGTCACGTTTTCTGAAATGGAACGGCTCTCTTCTTGAGCTAAACTAGACATAATGGTAATCAGAAGCTCCCCTTTGGAATCAAAGGTCCAAATGTTTTCTTTTTCAAAATAGATTTCAACTCCTGCTTCCTTGAGCTTTCGAACTGTTGAGAGGGAGTCAACAGTGTTTCTGGCAAATCGACTAACCGACTTAGTCAGGATAAGGTCTATCTTTCCGTCAAGGGCATCTTCCACCATTTCTTGAAAGCCAAGTCTCTTTTTGGTATTTGTTCCAGAAATCCCTTCATCGGAATACATCTTGACAAATTCCCAATCCGAGCGACTGTTGATGTAATCTGTGTAGTATGTCATCTGTGCTTCGTAGGAAGTCGTTTGGTCTTCATGGTCAGTTGACACCCTGGCATAGCCTGCCACTCGTCGTTTGGTAAAGCTGGGAAGGTCAACCTTATGGGTGACTTGTTTGGCTGGTTCTATCGTGATAACTTTTTTCATGTCTACCGTCCTTTCTGAATGATGACGTGTTTTTCTTCTCCATTTCTATAGATTACTTTAGCTTCATTGGTCACGCTATTAAAAGAAATATGGTGAATGTCTTCTATATCTATACTCTCACCAAAGGCTTGAAAGAGTTGTTCTTCTGTAACGGTACGTCCTAGACAAGCCTCAACACCCTTGCCATCTCTTGTCCTGCAATAATACCTCACTCGCTTTTCCTGATTTGACTTGGTCTCCAAAGTTAAAATCATGTCTAAACCGCAGTGCTCACAATACACTTTGCCTTGTAATCTTGCTAGAGCATCATGCTTTGAGACTCTCCTCCTAGCACGTCGCTTTTTCTCTTGATTGACCAGTTGGAAATACTCTGGTGTCACAATGGCTTCGTGGGCATTCTCAACGATATACTTTGCCATCTGCCCATCGTTTGGAATGGAGCGACTGCCAAAATGATCTCGAAAGGTCTTCTGTAAAATCAGTCGACCACAGTAGGCTTCTTGATCAAACATGTTATAGATGACTCGTTTAGTGAAGCGATTCCCTAGCCTAGTTCGCTCACCTCTATCATCAAGCCTTTTAGCTATTTTAGGGGCTGAAAGTCCTTCCATATACCATTCGAAGACCTGCCTGACAATAGAGGCTTCATGGGGTTCAATCACATACTCGTCGCCATTCCACCGATAGCCAAAGATGTCTTGAGGAATATAAGGTTTCCCTTCTTCAAAGCGTTTCTTCACTCGCCATCTGATGTTTTGACTGATAGACTGTGATTCTTCTTGAGCCATGGAGGCAAGCAGGGTTAAAAGCAACTCCCCTTCAGCGGTTAGGGTGTCAATCTTCTCCTTTTCAAAGCGAACACTGATACCAAGTCGCTTCAGCTCACGAACAGTTTCCAAAAGCTCCACCGTATTTCGCCCAAAGCGTGAAATAGACTTGGTTAAGATAAGGTCAATCTTACCCTTACGACAATCGTCAAGTAACTGTTGAAAGTCTCGTCTATGGGCTTGACTGCGTCCACTAATGGCTGAATCACTGTAAACTCCCACATAGTCCCATTCAGGATTTGCCTGTATCATTTGGCTGTAGTGGCTGACTTGATTGGATAAGGACTGGAGTAAACTCGTATGCGAAACCCTAGTGTATGCGGCCACCTTTAACCTTTTGATGGTAGTTACCTTTTGGGCTTGTATCGTTTTGATTTGTTTCATTGATACATCTCCTTTCGCTACTATATATCACTCTAAAGCCCTTATTTATCAAGTCTTTAGGCCACTAATTGGCTCATAAATGGCTCATATTTTTCGAGCATTTTTGCCTTAAATTCTTGGAAGATGGCTTCAGAAATCATACCTTGGGACAGGAGCTGCTTGGCCTGTGCCATAGTCAGTTGGTAGGTAAGTTCTTGTTGAAAGTCTTGTTCTGTCATTTCTTGTCTCCAAATCTAGCAGTCACATAGCACTTACGACTACAATATTTTCTCTTAGGATTAGCGTAGGAGGCAAACTCACCCCCACAAGCTAAACAGACATGCTCGGTATAGGCCTGTCGATTGACTTCCTCCAAATGGCTGTTCCACCATGTTTGACGACAGGATGTTCCACAAAAGCGTTTCTTTTTCTTACCGTCTATACGCGTCAAAACACGACCACAAGCATGACAATAATCTGGTAAAAGCTCCTCTGTTTTCTCACCAGCCTCAATCACCTCACGACGACAAAATGACTTTATGGTGTTAGACGATAGACTGAGCTTTACGCCAATGGCTTTATAACCAAGTCCATGTTCTCGTAAATAACGAATAGCTGCTTTTTGTTCTGGGGTCATGACTTTCCTCCTTCTACCTACTAGGGGAAGATGGTGAGGATTTAGTCCAACTTTTGAAGAAAAAAAGCAAAAAGAAAAAGCCTGATGTCTCCACCAGGCTTAAAATCTTTTATCCTAATCTGAACCAACCGATAACTTTTCCAAGTTTGACGGTGCCAGTCGCATCATAAAGTGAGCCGTCTGCCATCCAGACACGCTTCACTCGGCGAGTAATACCGCCACCACCTATTTCCAGTTGGTCATTAATACCATTCTTGTTGTGATCAGAGTAGCCATCGACGTTCTGCTCAACCCCATCAATGCTTTTACCATCTGAATCCATGATACAAATACCGATGTGACCATAAGGATGACTATCTGTCTTGATAACATAGAAGTCACCAGCTTTAGGGTTAACGCCCCAAGCGTCCTTAATGACTGTAAAGCCGTTGGCTTTCGCCTTGGTTAAACAGTCGATGGCATTGGTGTAAGCCATGTCCTTGTCGGTCAACTCCTGTACAATCTTATCCACCAGACTGACGCATTGTCCACCATAAGGGTTGGTAGGAACAGTCACTTTCTGACCAACTTTAGACAGTGCTGAAGCAACCGCGCGTTGGGCAAGACTTGTCGCTACTGCTTTGATGGAACTCGTCGCCTTATGGACTTTCAAGGTTTGACCAATCTTTAAGACATCGGTTTTCTTCAAACCATTCAAGGCTAAAAGACCATCAACCGTTGTCCCAAATTTCCGTGCAATCCCCCAATAGCTATCTCCTTTTTGAGCCGTATAGGTCTGTTCCAAATGACCAAGGCTTGTGCCTTCCGCATCCTGCTCTAGTACCCAAGAGGTAATCCCCTCAAGGAGGTAGGCCCTCTTACTTCTTGATTGGTTTACAGCTTTGACTTGGAGGATTTTGTAGATGCGCCCCTTGACCCAACTCGCAATCGCTTGACCCGTTTGATAATGAGTCGCATGACCAAGCACACGAACACTATCCCCAACGTGATAAACAGGGCTGGTAGAAGCATGGGGCTGTCCTCCTTGCTTACTGGGGGTGGCAGAGACAACTGTCTTCACCTCCTCTTGGGTAATAGCAGAGACGAGACCTTTGGCCAGTTCTTCCTTCTTATTTTCAAAGATAGTCATGTCCTCTTCGTTATCAATAAAGGCAATCTCCACCAAGCGGTAAGTGTACCCACGGTTCTTAGCTTCGTTGGCATTATAGAGCCAATCCACTTTCTTAATCCCACGGTTTTGGAAATGACGGCTAAGGACAGATAGAATAGCCAAATCCTCCTCATCAGCCGTCAAAGAAGATTGAATGAGGACTTCCGTTCCTCGTGCAGTGCCATTAAAGGCATTGAAATGAAGCTCGGTAATAGAGTCATAGCCCTTACCAAGGCTTGCCAGTGACTTATAATCATAAACATTTTGGTCTGTGATATAATCGATGTTTTTGCCGCTGTACTTGGACATGAGTTTAGCCAACTCACGAACCTTTCCAGCTTCTGTGATGCCACGTTTACTATTCACTGCTCCTGAATCATAGGTGGTGCGTCCTTGCCCATGTCCACAAATCACTAGATGTTTTCCCATGTTAGTCTCCTTCTTTTTCGTTGAATTGTTTTAAGAGTGCTTGCAGTTTCTCTGGGATAGGTAAACCAATCCGCACCGCATTTTCCAAAATACTCAAGCCTTCATTACTCAAGTAAAAGAAAATCACCATGGTGCGAATCGCTCCACCCTGTTTAATGATTTCGGTATCAAGGAGGTGTCCCACAGATACCAAAAAGAGAATGGCTATCTTTTTGAAGATACCCTTGAAACCAATATTGCTAGCAAGCCTTTTCTCAACGGCTGCTGCCATGAGTCCTGTGATGTAATCGATGGAAATAAATACCATCAAGGCAAAGAGAAAGCCATCCACTTCTCCAAAAATCGAACCGATAAGTCCTCCAATCGCTGAAAAGAGGACTTTATTTGTTGCCAGTAATTCTTTCATAATGACACTTTCCTTTCTTAGGCTGTCCTACGCCAACGGTAAACCGTAACGTAAGGTTGTAAGTTATTGTGTGGCTTTCCGCCACCAGTATTTCCTGTATTATTCCCTTGCGGATAAGTATTAGAATTTCCATCTGATCCATAATCACGTCTAATAGCTTTATTACCATTATTAGCTGAAACATATTGAGCGTGAGAGTGTGATGGCATCTCATCAATGGTCAAGGTATGTGTCTTACTACCGCCTGACTTATTGACGCTATTAAACTCACTTTCATTCTCAGACACTCCAACCAAGACCCGTCCGTTGCCAAATCGCTCCCAACTGCCACCCATGATGGTTGCTGGACTGATGTTTGACGTAGATTCATAAATGACACCCACTGGATAAAAAATATCAAGAAGTTTTTTATTCTTCATATAAATCTCACCGTCAAAATAAGCAGGCAAACTCCCATCCACATCAAGTACCCCTCTTGTCCACGCTTTGCCTATCCCCATACCAGATGGACTTAAGCCGTAGACGACCTTCTCTGGACCAACGGTAAATTCAAAGGTAGTGGCATAAAAGAGGTCTGCGAGCTTTCCAATAATATTGTAGGGTTTTGTCGTATCGTAGGTGCCACCTAAAATAGCTTGGAAATCCGTCTTTGTGTGTTCCGTGGTTGACGTCCAGTTGGCAGCACCACCAGCGTTTGTGACCTTCTGACCACTTGCCAAATCAACCACTTCCCATGTCAAGGTTGCCTTATTCTTTTGAACACTATTGATGGTTAGAGGGGCAATCTTAAGCTTTCGTGTGACCGTCACCTGATTCATACTAGAACCGGCACGAACCGCTGAGAATGAAAAGATAGGTTTGAAATACTCTAATAGGGTTATCTCCACTTCTTTTCGAGCACTTTGTCGCCCTCTCGAATCAGTCACATAGGCAGAGACCTTAGCGCGACCAATCCAGTTTATACCACCCAAAAGGCCATTATTACTTGTTACCACATTTGGAAGTTGAACCCACTGATTATTCTCAAATTTAAAGACCTCTGCGCGATAACCCGTTGAAGGAATGATCGATCCGTAAACACCCGCTCCTTGATTAAAAGTCACTTTAGGGTTAGACACCAACTGGGCAAAACTTGTACCAATTAAAATCGTTTTTGCAGTGGTATGGGATTCTGAAACAGAAATACTGCCCAAGGTTGGAACAACTGACGTCGGTAGGTTGAGGGTAATGGGAATTGTCATAGAACCTATTGTCTTACCACCATAGATAGTGGCTAGCGTTAAATGCCCATTACCTGAGGTGCTATTTGGAATTTGAGTTGCTAATTGCGATATTGATGGCGTCCAAGTTACAGAGGTCGCAATGCCTGTGCCAATGGTGCCACTTAGAGATCCAAAATGCCATGTGATATTATGGGTAAAATCACTACTAGCGCGCTTAATCGTAATGGTTACGGCTTGCCCCATCATATTCCCAGAAACTGTAGCACTCGATGACCGTGGAATATCACTTAAACGTAGCGTTTGTGACCCTGTATTCAAGGTGCCAGGCGACCAGCCACCAGACCCAGAGAAGGTCGCTGAAAAACTGATGGTTTTTGACCCATTCGAATCATGTGACACAGTGATGGTCTTATCAATCAAGTGAAGAGAACTATGAGCAGTATACATATCTGGTCGCCCTGACCAAGAAAGCGTCTGGCCATTGATAGACACACTTGCCCTACAGTCATACATCCCAAAGGTCGTATAACCATTCTTTAGCCAAAGTTGGACTCGGACAGTAGATGTATTATTAGCCGTTGAAGTTCCTGTTTCTTCCACTCGTAAAAGTAGGGTATAGCCCCTATCATTATTTGAACCATAATCCGCCATAGGATCTCCTTTCTACTTGGCATCAATAAAACGACAAACTAGATGCTTGGCATTATGCCTTGCGGCTTCTAGTCGGTAATAACCAACCTGTAAGGTCTCCACAAAAACTCCATGATGAATTTTAATGACACCAGCTGTAACCGTCATAACGGCATTACCAGCTGACTTAATCATCATCCCTTGTGGGGTTAATTCGATATATTCAGAGTTATCCTTCTTACCAATAATCACCCCATTATCACCAGCTCTCAAATAGGTATTGACAAAGTTAAGCAAGAGACTGTTAGCTTTAAGATCGGCTTCAATCGCTGCGATACGAGCCGTATTATCAATAAAGTCTTGATTAAATTGCGCAAGGACAGCTTCATTATTCTTCTCAAACTCTTTATAAGACTTGAGCCAATCAGCTACTTCTTTTGCCAAAGCTCTCGCTTCAAGGTCCACTCGGAGAGATTCTGTCTTTTCAGTTAGAAGGTCTAATTGCTGCTTCATAAACCCGTTGTCAGCTTTGGCATCAATCTGAGCGATAAGATCATTCAAAGAAGGCCCAGGCGCTGAAGCAACGTTGCCATCTTCCAATTGAACATTTCTAAGATAAACCACATCACCTACTGACCACGAACCTGACTTTAAGTAAAAGATATAAGAATAGTACTGATAACTACTTACTTTCCATGAAGAAACACACCTTTGCCAATATGTTGTTACTTCGTAAGCTTTCGTTCCACCTAGTTCACAACCCATATTGAGTGTGACAGATTTTGAACACTTAATATCAATTGAAAAAGTCATCGTCGCACCAATTCGACTCCTTAAATCATGGAAGTTCCGATGAAAGCCTCCAGTACCTGCTTTGGTACAGGTCAACTTAATAGTCACCCCACTAACAGAACTCGTATCTTCAATTACCTCCTTCTTCCACTCAGAGGTAACAGATGAAAAAGTCATCGCTTTCATGGCATAATCGTCAATGTAATTGCGACCACCAAGTTCCGTTCCCTCAAAAAAGGATGACCAGATATAGTCACCAGGATTGGTTGAAGGGGTTGCGCTCTCCTTATTGACTGCTAGACCAAGGTAACGTTTGCCTGTTGGAATGGCAGAGAGTCCTTCTCCCTTGTCACTATCTGCATACATCCGCCAAGTATAAAGGGTCTTTCCGTCCTTACCTGCCTTTCCATCCATACCCTTGTCCCCATATACACCGATGACAACAGGTGTTGTTACTGTCGTTGAGCCATTGGTGAAAGTGGTTTTTTCATAGTTCCACAGATATTTAAGCGTTGAGGTGAGAAAGGGAATGGTTTTGCTCCAACCAGAGTTTGTTGCTGTTACACCAGTCTTTTGTGCAGAGACTAAGTAGTACTGCTCCCTTAATTGAATGCCCACCCCATCTGCTCCAGCGTCCCCCTTTGGTCCAGGAGTTAAAGAGATGGTTTTAAGATCAGCTTGTGTCGCTAGGCTTTCCCCTCTCACCTTTAAGAGTTGTGTATCAATGGAAAGATTCCCATCCCTATCCAAACTAAAGACTGGGGTGTGTTGACCTGGGATAACCACCTTATCAGCTTCCACCTCTAAACTCTTCACATACTCTGATAGAATTTGTTGAGAGACAAGCCTTGTCATCCATGCTGAACTAGAGACGGTCAACTCATCAATCTTAGCTTTTTGAAGGGCTGCGACTCGTGCTTCAAGGGCATCCGTTGCCAGATAATCAAGGGCAGCTTTCTTCCCAGAACGCTCGCCTTCTGCTTTGGCCTTAGCGATACCATCTTCAACTTCTGTTTGAAGACGCTCAAAGTGCCTATCAAAGACCTTGTTAAAATTAGCTCGCTCCTTAGACGCACGGTGTTCTGTAACCGACTGATGGACATCAAGAATGGTCTTAGCCGCACTGGTTAGCGAATGGGTCCCAGATGATCCAGAGGTTGTAAAGGTAACCTCATCATCAAAGGTCACTGAGAGGTAAACTTCTTCTAGAGCGTCAAAGGTATAACCAACTGCCTTTTTCTTGACATCTACCTTGTGCTTGTGACTTTTAAGAGTAACTGTATCTCCAATATGGACTTCTTGACCATCAAGCTGATAAGCTTCAACGGTTAACTGTCTAGAGATGTGATCGATGTGCTCATGTGTGAACTTAGCCATCGCCCATTGGCGTAATTCTTCCTCTGTCTGAAGCGTGTTATTCTCATACCGTGCTTCATAGATATAAGGGTATTGGGTAATGAGGGGGCTTTCCACAACGACGGAAAGAACGGTATCCACATCACTACCTTCTGCTTGAAAAGTTGAGGTCGTATAGATGCGCGTAATGACCTTTTCAGAATCACCCTTATCCTCAAAAGCTTTCAGATTGTGATGGCTTGTGAGAATAACTCCCTTATCATTGCCACGGTGTTTCTTAACTATCAGCTGAAAATTATCACGGACAAGCTCACCTTCCCAAGTTCCAAGGAGTGAATGCTTTCCATCCATCAGAGCTTGATAGAGCGTCAAATCTTCATCAGAGACAAAGGTGTGCCGATCCGTCACATCACTATCAAAGCTAAAAAGCCCTAAATCAGATGGACAAGCCTCAACCAGCCTCATAAGAGCAGATTGGCAGGTGGTATTAGTCGCAGAAAAGGGCTTAATCTGACGTTTCATCACATCATCAGAAATGTGATAACACTCAAGCTCTACCGTATCGTTCTGAATCTTTACCTGCTTAATACGAAAGAGCTGCTTTCCCAAATCAGGAGTTGGACACAAAATCAACTCATCTGCTCTAAGGGTTTCATGAACACCTGAATCTGTAATAGGGTAAGTTAAACGTAGCTGAAAGGTGCCATTCAGCTCCTCTTCTACCGTCGCACTCACCGTTTCAAATAATGGCTGACCATTCCATTTCGGTGTCTTTGTTTGACCGCCAAGAAGGTAAAGCATCATACCCACCCCCAATTCGTCTCAAAAGTGAGCGATAATATCCCACTGCCTAAAATCACTCCGACAGATTGTGTTGGATGACTGGCATCAATCGTGATAAAATCACCAGACCACTTAACAGCTTTCCCTGATAGGGTCTTAAAACTAGGACGATCTGGGTGATTAACCATAACAAGAGGCTCTGTAAATTTCTCAATGCGAATCACTTGGTCTCCTACTGTGAATGAGGTTTCTGACACCGATTGACCGGTGATGGTAATGGTAGGAAAGGCAAGGGCAGAGCCTTGTGTTTTTAACACACCATTGGCACTCAAAACTTGCCTATCCACACTCTTAAAAAAGCGAGTGGGGTGACAGATAAAGCTCACATCAATCACATACACATCGTGGTCATCCTGTTTGATGTCAAAGCTATCCGTTCGGTAACACCAGAGCCTGGTAAGCTTAAGACGTTCACTTTCTAGCCAAAAACCTTCCTGCATGAGATAAGCCGAGAACTCATTGACCTCTTTCTCACTCGCACCAATCAGATACAAGCGGTAAGGTTTCTCAATCACATCACGATGCTTATTGGTTTGAACAATCGCCCCACTCAACCCACGATGGTCTAAGAGTTGCGTTTTAGACCGTGGCACTTGAACGCTCGGTCTATCTTCCACAAGCACTTTAAAAGGAAAAGACGAGGTGCCTTTTCCATTCAGTACCAATTCATTATGTTTAATCACACTGTTCCTCCTCTCAGTAAGGCTTGTCGAGTCATTTCATCAGCTAGTTGACCAGCTACATAGTCGGCTAGTTTTTTCATATCTGCTTCTTCACGAATCACAACATCTGTGATATTGACCGTTATGGTTGTTCCCTTGTTAGGCATGGTAGCTGCGATGCTGCGACCGATACTGCCAAGAGTCTGGTTATTAAGGGGCAAGACGGCTTCACGTCCTGCTTCTCCTCCAACCATCAAGCTATTCCCTGTCATACCAAATGCCGTTGGCTTGGTGAGAATCCCACCCTTGGCGTACCACTGAATGGAAATCTTAGGTAAGCCACCTTTTAACCAATCAAGGGGATTCGCAGAACCTGACACACTAAAGTGCGGAAGAGGAATATGCGGCCACTTAATCTTGAAGTTAAAGAGGTTCTTAATGGCATTGATAGCTGAAGAAACCGCATTTTTTGCCCCATTGATGGCATTTGTAATGGTTGATTTGACCCCATTCCAGACAGAGGACACTGCGCTTGAAATACCACTTAGGACACCTGAGATGGTTGCTTTCATCCCATTCCAGATAGAAGATACCGTTGAACTTATGCTCGATAGAATCGAACTAATCGTTGACTTGATGCCATTCCAGGAATTGGAAATGAACTGAGCAATGGCATTTAGAACAATCGAAATCAGTGACTTGATGGCTTCCCAAACTGTAGAGACGACCTGCTTGATGGTTTCCCAAGTACCAGACCAATCACCAGTGATAATCTGCATGACTGCCTTGATAATGCCTAAGAGAACATTGATGGCTGTTTCTACGACCACTTTAATGATGTCCCAAGCTGTCGTGATAATCAGTTTGATATTCTCCCAACTGGCTTGAAGGTAAGGTCCAAGAATGGTCATGATGGTTTGAATAACTGTTGAAATGGCTGTCCACACGGTATTTGCGGCTTTAAGGATTAGCTGTTGGTTCTCTGTCCACCAAGTAGTCAAGGTTCCCCATATCGACATAACAAAGCTTGATATCTGTTGAATGATGACAGATAAAAAGGCATAGATGGCGTTCCAGATTTCTGTCACAGCTGTCCGAAAGCCTTCGTGATGTTGCCAGAGTTGCTGAATCCCAACAACCAGTAAGGCAACAACGGCAATGACACCAAGAATAATCCCTACGATTGGAGCTGCTGCAGTTATCATCCCCATGATGGTTGTTCCCATAGCCATAGCAGCTGCTTGCAGGGCAATGAAAATCGGGAGGACTAAGCCAAGGGCTGCGACCAAACTTCCGACAATGACAATAAACTGCTTCACAGGTTCTGAAAGACCAGAAAACCATGTAGCAACAGCTTGAAGTAAACTCGCTAATATTTCCAAGATAGGAGCTAGGGTTGCGGCAATAGCATCTCCTATCTCCGCCATCGCTAACTTCGCCGTGTTTTGAGCGGTTGTAAACTTATCAATAGGATCAAGCGTCCCCTCATAGGTCCGTGTTACAATCCCAGCTGCCTTATCAGCTGTTCCTGCTAAATCTTCAAAAGATAAAGCCCCACGCTTGATGGCATCAACCATACGTGGAGCTGCTTTACTTCCGAAGATTTCTGAGGCAAGAGAAAGAGCCTCTGTTTCACTGGTTGAGGCTTTGATTTGCCCAATGGTTCCAGCAAGTCCTTCTTGAAGCGTAAGCCCATCGCCCGCATACTTAACAGCTGCCTTTGAGAGCGAAGAAAGTGCTGCAGAAGAATCAACCCCTGCTTTTTCAAACTGTCCCATCAAGGTGACGCCCTCATCAAAGGAAAGGCCAAGGGCTTTGATTTGTGGTGCTCCCGCTACTGCCTTGTCCATCAACTCTTGGACACCAACACCTGTCGCTTGGCTGGTATAAGTAACCGTGTCTAAAACACTTGATAAATCAGTCGCTTCAAGTCCATAGGCCTCAATCGCTTGCTTGGCTGAAATAGCAGAGCTCGTCACATCACTCCCATTGATCTCTGAGAACTGAATCAACTGGGTAGAGGCTGATTTAAGGGCATCTCCTGTTAACCCAAATTGCGTATTCAACTCCCCTACGGCACTTCCTGCCGTATTAAAATCCGTTGGTAGTTCAGTGGCTAGGGTTTTAGCGATGTCTGTCATCTCTTCAAGGGCAGAACCAGTTGCCCCAGTTTTCGTGACAATGATATCCATCCCCTCATCAACTTCAAGAAATGCGTCAAGCGATTGTTGACCGAAGTCAATCAACTTCTGTGACAACTCTCCCAGTTGGTCGCCAAACTCCATGAGAAGGTCAGCCTTTAAGAGACTATTTGTCTCTTCCAAAGAAGCCTTGGAACTCGCAGAGCTAGAGGCCAACCCCTCCATCTCATTTTGGAGATTGTTATAAGAGGTCTTTGTCTCATTAAGAGTTTTCTCAAGCTTGTTAGCTTCAACCGAATTCTCACCATATTCGCTCTTTGTCAGCGAGAGTTGTTGTTCCAGATTATGTATCTGTTTCTCAAGGATTTCTGAATGAGAAGCAACCTTTTGTTGAGCAAGTGCCAACTTATCAGCCTCACTTGCGGTAGTTGCTAATGCTGATTCTTGTAGCTTAAAGGAACTATTGAGTTTTTCGCTTTCTGACACCAACTGTGCCTGCTCATTTTGGAGACGGTTAAGTTTTGAACGATTTGATTCGACCTGTGTACCATTATCAGAGAGAGCTTTGTTAACACTTTCTAGTTTTGATTCGTACCCCTTTAAGACTGTTTGAGTGCTCTCCACCTCACGCTGAAAGGCACGGTACTGGTCTGCACCGATGTTACCTGCCTTGAACTGAGCCTCGACTTGGGCTTGAGCTTGACGAAGAGTAGCGAGTTTCTCCTTAGTCGTCTCAACTTGTTTGGCTAAGACTTCCTGCTTCTGGGTCAAAAGAGTGACATTTCCAGTATCAAACTTGAGTGCCTTGTCAATCTGACGCAATTCTTTAGTGGCTTCAGAAGCCTGTTTATTCACACCCTTTAAGGCATTTTGTAAGGGTTGGGTATCACCACCAATTTCAATGGTGATCCCCTTAATGTTTCCTGCCATCGTCACTCCTCCTCCCTACTAGAAATTGTCAAAGTCTGCTTGGGTAGCTTTGCGAACACCAGTCTCACCTCGACTTCGAAGTTCCACATAATCAGTCTGGTAATCCAGAGCCATGCCAATCGAGATATACTTCAAGTCGTCAATGGAAAGACCTGTCTCCTTACAACAAGAGAGGTAACTCTCTACCGTGAAGACTTCCTCACTCGCTGTTTCTGATTCATCTGCTTTTTTCTGGTAGTCATCCCTTGGTTAAGCATGGACATCAAGACTGGTCCAACTTCCTGAAGTGGGAACTCCTCCATCGACATAAAGAAATCCTCGAAGGGTTTGATTCGAGGATTGGCTGACTTGGCAAATACCCAAAAGAGACGGTGGAAAAAGGTCATGTCGAAGTCAGATAAAATAGACAAGTCAATCTGACTAGCCTTTAACTCTTCCCCCTCTTCCAATTGCTCAAGTTGAGTCATGATGGATTCCGCACTTAACATGTTAAAGAGATCCTGGAAATAATCCTTTCCGAATTGCTCCTTATAAGCAATCGGTGTATAGGCATTCGTTGCCAAGGGATAGGTTTTCCCAGCAATGGTGATATTTTGTCGCATGTTCTCCTCCTTTAAGCAGCTGGTTCAAAGACAGACTTAAACCAGTTCTCACGAATCTCATCACTGGTTTCTTCAGTCGTTCTGCGGCGAACAATCTTATCAAGTGGGCGTGGACTTGCCGTAAAGGTCAACTCTACCTCATTGATATCAGACCCAGACTTGGTTTTAGAGCCTACAGTTGGACGTGAAGCGTAACAATAATAGAGAACATGAAGGGTTTCTTTTTTGTCCCCTTCAAATCGAAACATCAGTGCAAAGTTTTTCTTCTCGCTATTTGCAATCTCTGAAATGGTGTTAGTTGTCGCATCCAATTTCTCACCTAGAACACGAGTCAGAAACTCCTGTGATAAGAGGGCAACTTTCAGTGTTCCCTCATAGCCGTCATTAGATTCAGTCGTGTAAAAGTTGATGTTGTCTGCCTTGTAAGACCCCTTGTCTCCAGTGGGTTCAAGGGTTAGTTCTGCAGCACCACGAAGTCGCTCGACAGTGCCATAAGTCAAAGCCCCGTCAGCTCCCTCACTGGTGACTTCTGCCCAGTGGACATCTTGTAGGCCAAAGGTGACCTTGTTTTTTTCTGCCATGGTTATCCTCCTAATAGTGTGATGGAATAAATGGTTTGGTAGAGTTTCTCACTAGTGATGTAAGTCTCTACCTTGTCAAAATAAAGACGGTGGGCATCAAGAACTGATTCCACCGTTTCTTCTGTCACTAAATCTTTCTTTGTTGTGTACAGCTCAATCTGAACATTAAGCCCTTTGTGATAAGTCCAGTTATCGGCCCCAAGATTATCTGAATCAGTGACTAGATAAACCATAAAGGGCGGACTGGGGCTGTGCCCTTCCTCAAAATGGTGATAGGCTACTGGGAGTTTGGTTGCTTTCAAGACACGGAAAAGCTCTTCAAATCTCATAGACCACCTCACAGTTTCTGTCGCAATTTGTCTTCAAACGACTGAATCGCCCTTTTCTCGACAGGAGCGATGTGCTTTCTTCCTTCCACCCGACCACCGTTTTGTTTGGCATGCCCATCTTCAAGCAGATGCGTCAGCCCTGGTGTTCGGTTGTGAATAGTTTTGGTCAGAGCCGTATTGGTATCAGTCGTTGCCTCACTCGTCCACCCTTTAGCATATTTCCCACGTCGCTTTGGGGAAGTCACCTTTAAGGTATCAACGGCATCGTCTGTCACTTCCTCAACCACCTCACGCATGACATCTGTGGTCTCTTTGGTATAAGTCGTCAGCTCCTTTTCGATGACAGAAACTAAATCATCAAGTCCAATCTTAGTCATAAAGCTCCTCCTTGGTCGCAACGATGTAAATCAAGCTTCGAGCCACAGTATCGCCATCAATGGACTCGATAGCATAATACTGGTCACGAAAGTAAATTCGAGTCGTTAAAGAATTAAGAGCAAGAACAGCCTTATCGTAGCGCAAGGTAAACTGCACCTTGTTATGAATCAGTTTTGTCGCACTCCCATCACTTTCAGTTAAAGCTAGTGGACGACAAGAACACCAACGCATAAAGAGGTCATCCCAAATGGCTAACTCGTTTCCGATGTCGTCCTGCTTGAGTCGCTTTTCTTGAAAGACCAACTGTTCTCTTAGAGGCGCAATCTTCATCAGAACACATCCTTTCTATCTGCCAAAAGCAAATGATAGAGAGTTTCCTTTAACTCCTTGTGATTGGCTTCTTCACGGTGTTCATAAAGATAGGCAACCCCATAGAGGATTGCCGTTTTTAGAACTTCTGAAGTGGAGGTCTCACGAAGAATATCTTCACAAAGCTGGCGACTTGTTGCCATCAACTGTTCGATAAGATAGTCCTCTTCACCATTTTCCACTTTCAGATAGAGCTTGACTTCTTCTAACGTCATCATGACGTTTTACCTTTGACAGTCAAAACCTTAACAGCTTCAGGAAGGACGAGTTTCCCATCCACACGTTGGCTGGCAAGAAAGCCAATCTGACCATTGTTGGCATAAAGCTCATTGAGACGCTTGAAGGTACGCCCTTGACGGTCCGCAATCCAGTAGTAAGAGAAATCACCAAAGGCAATAGCTTTGTTTCCTGCTTCTGGAAGTGGCGCAAAAGTTGACGTGTAGTAAGGACGGTTGAGAATCAAATCAGGTTGACCAGCTTGTGTTGATGGTTGCCAGATGTAATTGCCGTTATTGTCCTTGAGCTTACGGATTGCTTTAACCGTAGTATCGTGGAGAATCCAGACTGCATTCTTACGGTAAGGAGCTGGCAGAGAGTGGTAAAGCTCAATCATGTCATCAAAGGTGATGTCTTTGGTTGCGGTCGTTGGTCCTTCTACGTCTGCTTGCGTAAAGATACCTGTTGGTTTTTTAGAACCATCACCCACCAAGAATGATTTTTCTTCTTCTGTACCGATGCGGCGTGCAAACTCAGAAGTCATGTAAGACTCAAGGTCAAAGACAGAGTCATTGAGCAATTCTTCAGAGATACGGATTGCTGTACCAATCTTATGAGAATCAAGAGTTACTTGGCCAAAGGTTTCATCTGTCTCTGGATAGAGCCCATTCTCGTCCATCCAAGAGGCAGAACCATGACCAGTAACAACTGGAATCTTACGCTCACCACTAGAGGTTTTGATAACAGTTGCCAAGCTACGGAAAAAATTTTCTTCCTGAAGCCCTTGTACCAATTTCTTCTCGTATTCATCAGGGACAAGGTGTCCGCCTTCTGTGTCTTCACCGACACGAAGAACATCCTTCACATCATAGAAGTTTCGCTTACGGACACTGGTCCAGAAAGTCTGGGTGTAGATGTCTGATGCCACACCTTTCTTTTCATCTTCTTTTTGATTATCGACAATGACTGTTGGCTGAGTTGTTAGGGCTTGTGAAGCTGGTTGCGCCAGTTCAAGGTCAATCTTTTCTTGACGCTCCAAACGTGCAATTTCTCTATTGTATAACTCGATTTTGGCTTCCATTTCTTCATAGCGTTTGGAGTCTTCATCGGACACTAAACCGTCTTTCGAGCGAACAGTATCAAGAAAGGCTTTTGCTTGAGCCCAGGCAGCGTTACGTTTTTCTTTCAATTCAAGTAGTTTAGACATAGGTACTCTCCTTTTATTTCAATAGGTTCAATCGTTTTTCCAATTGATTGAAGGGGATCGTTTTCTCTGGTTTGGGTGATTGAAGAGTTGCTTGTAGTTTCACCACCAAATCATGAACCGCAGTTACTCTGCTAAAGGTATAACTATTTTGATGGCCCTGCTCGGATGTCTCCTCTTTCTCAAAGAGCACTTTATCCGCAAAACCAAGCTCCACAGCTTTCTTGGCATTGAACCAAGATTCCGAATCCATAAGATGAGAAATCTTGGTTCTGGAAAGTCCAGTTCGAAGCTCATAAGCATTGATAATGGACTCCTTGATTTCACCAAGCATCTCAATGACCTTGGCCATATCTTTAGCTTCACCTTGTGCAAACGTCCATGGGTTATGAATCATCATCATGGCAACGGGACTCATGGAAACGGTCGTCCCAGCCATGGCAATGACACTGGCAGCACTTGCGGCTAGACCATCAATGATGACATGAACATCACCTTTGTAATCCATAAGCATGTTATAGATTTGAGCCGCCGCAAACACATCACCCCCTGGACTGTTAATCCAGAGGGTGATATCGCCTTTGCCTGAAAGCAAATCATTCTTAAAGAGCTGCGGGGTGACTTCATCCCCAAACCAAGTCTCGTCCGCAATCTGTCCCTCAATCCGAAGGGTGCGGACTTCTCCTTCGTCAGTAAAATTCCAAAATTTACGCATCTTCTTCCTCCTCTGGTGGGTCTTCAGCTGGTCCCGTTTCCGTTGGTTGCTTCATGAAACCACCAGCATCTTTTAATTTGGTCATGTTGCCGTTAATCAAGTAAAGGTTTCCGCCTTCTTCATCAGACAACAAGTTCAAGTCTTCTAACTCACGGATGTCATTAGTCGAAAGCCACCCATTTTGACGTGCAATGGCATAGCCATTCATTCGGCTTTGGTAATCACCACGAAGCAAACCATCTACGTTGAACTTGATCAGGTAGCGTTTCTTTTCTTCAGGTAAAAAAAGAGACCTCTTGAAGGCCTGTTCCAAACGAACTACCCAAGGGTCTAAGGTATATTTCACAAATTCAAGTGACTGCTGTTCGATATTCGAAAAAGACGACTTCTCCAAATCCCCCACCATATGGGGTGGAATGCGGTAAAGCCGTGCAATTTCGTTAATCTGAAACTTCCGTGTCTGTAGAAACTGGGCTTCTTCTGGTGGAATACCAACTTGGGTGTACTTCATCCCCTCTTCAAGAACAGCTACTTTATGGGCGTTGGTCGCCCCATTATAGACTGCATTCCACGAATCACGAACTCGTTTAGGGTCTTTCAAAATCCCTGGGTGTTCTAAGACACCGCCCGGGTTAGCTCCATTTTTAAAGAATGCGGCCCCGTAGTTTTCGGTCGCAAGGGTCATCCCAATCGCATTTTTTGCCATAGCAATCGGTGAGTAGCCAATCAAGCCATCAAAGCCAAGTCCAGGCACATGAAGAATATCCTCCTGCTTCAATAGGACTGTCCCTTTATCTTTGAAGTTAGGATTCTCTTCGGTTTGCCTTTGGTATTTGTAGTAGAGTTTCCCACTATCATTACGGTGGACAGACATCTTGTCAGGTAAGAGCGGATAGAGACTAATCACTCGTCCAGCTTTATCCCTGATAATCTGCACATAAGCATTTCCCCATATCAACAAATGACTCATAATCGTCTCTCGAAAGATAAAGGAGGACATCTCTGGATTGGGTTCATCATGAAGCAGAAAGTATAACGGATGATCAATCTTTTTCTCTTTTCCATTACTCGTCAACTCATAAACATGAATTGGTAAAGAGGCAACTGCTTCTGCAAGGATTCGCACACAAGCATAGACCGCTGTTGTCTGCATAGCCTTAAACTCATCTACGGTTTCACCACTGGTCGTCCGTCCAAAGAGGTAGGAAAAATCCTGACCTTCATAGCTGTTTTGGGGCTTATCTCTAGCCCTTTTTCTTCCAAGTAAATCAAGTATTCCCATAAGTCCTCCTTATTTTTGGGTACGAAAAAAGCACCTCATTTTGAAGTGCTTTCAATATATTCTTACAAAACAGAGTATTCTCATTCAGCTAATTCTTTAAAGGCATCAAGAAGGCATGATAATACTGAATTCGCAAACTTATCTAATGTTGCCTGTTCAACAACTGTTGTCGTCTGCTTATCACTACTTAAACTTTGATCATCCGCTGATGGTTTGCTATCTAGTGGACTTAATACCAAAGTTCCATCACTTGATTAATAAAGATTAAACTCCTGACCCTCTTGAATGCCAAAGTGGTCAGGTATCGGAAGATAGATATCATCACCTATTTGTATCGTCTTAACGAGTTCCATAAATCGCTCCCTCAATTTACCAATTATCCATATGACGTGATCCATAGACTACAGCAACAATAATCACTTCGTCTTCTAGCACATGATATACAATGCGATATTTTTTGACAATCAGTTGTCTGAAGGTGTAACCTTTTCCGATTAAATCCTCAATGATGGAACAGCGCTCAGGAAAAATGGATAGGGATAACATTGCCTGAGATATCTTCTCAAGGAGATTATCCGCTGCCTGTGGTGTACAGAGTTCGTCACGAACATAGTGATAAATGCTCAGCAAATCTGCTTTAGCATCATCCGAAATGGTAACCTGATACTCTTTCATTAAGCATTTTCCTTAAATTGAGAGAGAAACTCTCTGACATCCTGACGTCTACCACCTTTAGCATCTTCAAAGCTAGTGATAAGCTTATCATAAAATTCTTCCTGACTCATAAAGTCAACATTAACTCGTTGAGGTGCTTCAGGCAGAGAAACATCAAATGGGATACCACCAGTCAAAATAATCTGATTCAAAAACATATCAATCGCAGTTGACATGGGAATACCCAAGCGTTTCAATATCTCATCTGCTGCACTCTTTACTGAATCATCAACTCGTAAATTTAAAGTTCCTGTTTTAGCCATGGCAATTCTCCTTCTTATGTAACGACATTGTATCACATTTTGTAGATTGCCTCAACTAAAAGCTCAATATTCCTCGTTCATCATAGACACTGGATTCATCACCTTGATGGCGAATGCAACGGTCAAGTCCCATGATAAGTGCTACAATACCGTCAATCTTCTCGACTGACTTTTCCTTGTCTGGCTTGATATTACCAGCAGGGTCTTGTCGCATGACCACGTTCTGTCCCATCCATTTAAGGACTGGATGACCACCGTGTTGGATTTTCCCTTCCATCATGAGCTTGTAAAGTTCCTTGGACGGTGGACTCATATCCTTATAGCCCTGCCCAAAAGGTACCATGGTTAAGCCCATCCCCTCAAGGTTCTGCACCATCTGGGTCGCATTCCAACGGTCATAAGCAATCTCCTTGATGTGGTAGGTTTCAGCGAGTTGTTCAATAAAGGCTTCAATGAAACCATAGTGAACAACGTTCCCTTCGGTTGTCTTGATGTAGCCCTGCCTTTCCCAAACGTCATAAAGGACATGGTCACGACGACATCTTAGATCCAAGGTGTCCTCTGGTAACCAAAAGAAGGGCAAGATAATGTAGTTCTCCTCGCTATGTCGTGGTGGAAAGACCAAGACAAAGGCAGTGATATCTGAGGTGCTCGATAAGTCAAGCCCTGCGTAACAGTCACGACCTTTAAGAGCTTCATAGTCGATGGGGGCATTACCTTTGGCATAGATATGTTCAGGAATCCAAGCTACGCTGGAACTCGTCCACATGTTGAGACGGAGTTGCTTAAAGACATTCTCCTCTGCTGGGTTATCAAGAGCCTGTTGGTAGGCTTCACGAACACGGTCAATCCCAATGGTATGACCAAGGGATGGATTGGCTTTTAGCCAGTTGGCTTCGTCATTCCAATCATCTTCATCAGATAATCCATACACGACTGGATAAAAGGACGTGTCCTTCTTTCGACCTTTAAGAATATCAAGTGCCTTGGTGTGGAGTTCATAACAGATGGAGTTTTTATCTGTTCCAGCTGTTGTGATGATGAAAAAGAGGGGTTGTTCCCTGGCATCACCAGAACCCTTAGTCAAGACATCATAGAGATGGCGATTGGGTTGGGCATGGATTTCGTCAAAGACTAGTCCAGACACGTTGAGTCCATGTTTGGTTCCTGTCTCAGCTGAGAGGACTTGGTAGAAACCAGCATTTGAATAGTTGACAATTCGTTTGGTTGCGGCCATAATTTTGGAGCGTTTCTCAAGAGGTCGGCTCATCAGAACCATTTGTTTTGCGACATCAAAAACAATAGAAGCTTGGTTTCGGTCACAAGCCGCTCCATACACTTCCGCGCTAGCTTCATTGTCAGCGTAAAGTAGATAGAGAGCAATTGCAGCTGCCAGTTCAGACTTGCCGTTTTTCTTTGGAATCTCGATGTAGGCTGTCAGAAACTGACGGTTGCCGTCTTCCTTAACAATCCCAAAGAGGTCACGAACTATCTGTTCCTGCCACGGCAATAAATCAAACTTCTTCCCTGCCCACTTGCCTTTGGTGTGGGCAAGGTTATTGATAAAGGTCACTGCCCTATCAGCCTTTGCCTTGTCGTAGTGAGACGTCGGAAGCATAAAGGGACTCGGTTCATAATGATAAGTCATAGAATACCTCCCAACAAATCCTCCATCTCATCACCAGTACCAACCTCTGCATCCATAGTCGCCAAGCGATTACGAGCTGATGGTGTCAGACCAAACTGCTCACAGAACTTGAGCATGATTTTCAGGTTGGTTTGACTGATAGATACCTGTGGCACTTGTTGGAGATAACCATTTGGTGTTTTGATGATGGAACCATGTTTGGACAGAAACTCTTCGGCTTCCTTCCAACGTGCATAGGCTTGACAATAGCCTGCGAAGGCTGTCATATCCATCTCCGTTAATATCCCCATTTGTTCGAGGATTTTGCCCATCCGTTTCCATTCCTTCTTGGCATCGTCTTCGAGCCACTGTGGGCAACGTGGGGCTTTCTGTTTGGGTTTAACCTCATTAGTCGGTAGAGGTCGTTTCCCAGGATTCCCTTCAAGTATTTTCAAATTGGTAGGCTTTGGTTTTCGCCCTCTAACTGCCACGGTCTCACCTCCTTTTGGGCACAAGAAAAAGGCTTCCAAAGAAACCTTGCCTATTCTTGTATTGCCTTTTCTATTTCTTCTCTCGTCAAGACAGTTGTCGGCTTAAGTTTAAAATGATTACATTCATCAATGTAGATATCAATTTCAGTTTGCGGATGCGTACTAGTCATAAGAGTGATGACTTCTTCGTGGGTTAACGGTACAGGAATATCACCACTATCAAAAACAAATTCATTGTACCCAGCTCTTAAATAGCAATAAATACTTCTTATAAAACCTTGCCTATTTGGTTCTACAATAACCACCCTATCAATACCATGCAACACGTTTAAGCCCTGCCCATTGTCCCAAGAGACAATGAGTGAACCAATGTCATCCACATCTTCTACTGTTCCTAGCGTACCTATTGGAACACTGTAAGGGTCGTCCATATGCACTAAACGAACTCGAGTGCCAGTTGGATATATTTTTCTTAATCGTTCAAGGGTTTTATCATTCATTTGCTTCTCCTTAGCTCACAAAGGTTTGGGATACCTCGTCCCATAACACTTCGGTGTCTTCGTAAATGTAGCGTGCTTCCAGTTCGTTAAACCCACCAAGTTCGATACCATTTGTAATGTCATTCAATAAATCATTAATTTGGTCAAGATTTCCTTGTTCAATCACATCCAGTGAATAATTTCTCGGCTTAGTGTAATGTTGTTTCATTACAGTTAGGTGAATAAAGCAGCTATCAATAATTTCGTTGAGCTCATTTTTTGTCATCGTTTTGACTCCTTTGTCTTTTTGTCACAGTATATTACCGTAAGGTTCACCTTATATCCAGTGATTAGCTACTAGTCTAAGCAGATAAAATGGCTTTCCCAATGGCATAAACCACCGTTACCGTCACACCATTTCCTGCCTGTTTGTAGAGCTGGGCATCAGAGTTAACAGCCTGAGCTTTGTCAAATAAGTCATCTGAAAACCCTTGGAGCCTGAAACACTCTCGAGGGGTGAGCCGTCTGATTTTAACTACTCGACCATTCCAAACCACCGCCCCCATCTGTCCGCCACAGGAAAGGTTGTGGGCGATACCTTTGCCTACTCTGGCTCGTCTTGTTTGAGAGCTTGGATAAGAAAGGTCAACGGAGTCACCAACCTCTGCGACTTGGTAGCCCTGCTTTGTCCCATTTCTGACCTTGATGCCTTCAAGGACACCGTGGCGGTCTTGAGAGGTTAAGGTAAACATAGGCTCATCCTGTTCCTTGAGCCGTCTACCATTTTGACGTTTCGTAACCCTGTCCGGAGTTAGAATTGGTTGAACTTCAAGAACACCAGAGTTCATGGCAGTTCTCTTTGTAGCACCTGCCATGTAGCGAGCGGTGATACACCGTGCTTCATCAGTTAGCTTTGGTTCAGTCAAAGACTGGTCAATCAGATAAAGCCCTGTTTTAGCTCCTAGTCCCCCACCCTCACCAACAAGGGTTGTGGCAATGCCACTAGGGTCGTAAACACGGTAGCTTTGCATGCCCCCTACAAGTTGCTTAAGATGGCTACCGCCTTCTCCGCTGAGAGGTAATACTTGTCGTCGACCTCTACTTCTAAGATGTCCGAGAGTGTAGATGCGTTCTCGGTTTTGGGGAACTCCGTAGTCTTTTGAGTTGAACACTTGCCATTCAAGGTCGTACCCTGCTTCATCCAAGATAGAGAGATAGTCGAGATAATCTCGTCCCCCGCCACTTGATAGAAGTTCCTTAACATTTTCAAGGAGAACCCATTCGGGTTTATCTTCTTCCTTTTGGCTTTGGATGAGGTCAACAAATGTAAAAAAGAGTCCACTTCGCTCACCGTATAGGCCGGCTCGTTTTCCTACGATAGACACATTTTGACAAGGGCTTCCCGCAGTCCATAAATCTGCTTTTGGAAGTTGTGTGGGGTCAATGCTTGTGATGTCGTCATGAAACCATTCTCCTTCTGTATCGTACATTGCTTCATAGGATTTCCGTGCAAACTTATCCTTTTCACAGTAGCCAAGGCAGGTCATCCCTGCCAACTCCAACCCACGACGAAAGCCACCCACTCCTGCAAAGAAATCAAGAAAGGTTAGTGTCATAGGTCATCCTCCATCTGTGCTTTAGCTTCGTCATAAGATATGGTCTGACCATTTCGAAGGACTGTCACATCGGAATTACCAGTAGCCTCCATGTAGCGTTTGACAATGACATCCACAAACTTTTCATCTAGCTCAATGCCGTAACAGATTCGACCAGTTTGGTCAGCTGCCATGAGGGTTGAGCCTGAACCAAGAAATGGGTCAAGAACTAATGTTCCTCGCATGGATGAGTTTTGGATAGGATATGCCATAAGCTGAATCGGCTTCATGGTTGGGTGGTCTTTGCTGGATTTGGGGCGGTCATACTCCCATATAGTTGTCTGCTTACGGTCACTGAACCATTGATGTTTTCCCTTTTGTTTCCAACCAAAGAGACAGGGTTCGTGTTGCCATTGGTAGGGACTGCGTCCGAGAACCAGTGAGTTCTTCTTCCAAATACAACAACCGCTCAGATAGAAACCAGCATCCTTGAAAGCCTTACGGAAGTTAAGCCCTTCCGTGTCCGCATGGAAAACATAAATTGAAGCATCAGCTTCCATGTGAGTTTCAACCTGAGTAAACATGTCATAGAGGAATTGATAGAAGTCTCCGTCCGACATATTATCGTTGAGTATTTTTCCAGCCGTCTCTTCCACGTTCACGTTATAAGGCGGGTCCGTCACAACAAGATTGGCTTTCTTATCTCCTAGCAATTGGTCGTAGGTTTCTGCCTTGGTTGAATCACCACAAATCACTCGGTGCTTGCCAAGTTGCCAAATATCACCCTGTCTTGCGACTGTTGGTTTTTTCAACTCCTCTTTCACATCAAAGTTGTCTTCAGATAAGTCTTTGTCGTGAACGTTGGACAGAATATCGTCAATCTCTGGCGGTTCAAACCCGGTCAAGTCGAGGTTGAAATCAGACTCTTGCAAATCTAAAAGCAAATCTGCCAAGAGCTGGTCGTCCCATTGACCAGTGATTTTATTGAGAGCGATGTTCAGTGCTTTTTCATCTTCCTTGGAAAGAGAAACAATAACACACTTAGCCGTTTCATACTTGAGGTCTTTGAGAACTGTCAAACGCTGATGACCTCCAATAACTGTCAGGTCTTTATTGACAATGATAGGATCAACATAGCCAAACTTCAGTAAGCTCTGTTTAATTTTTTCATACTCTTTGTCACCCTTCTTCAGTTGCTTTCGTGGGTTATAAGAAGCTGGTTGCAATTCCGTTAGTAGGAGTTCTTTAATCTCCATAGTTGGTTGATTGGTCATTGTGATCTCCTTTGTAAAATCGCGATTGGATGTAACAGCTATGGCTACAAAATTTTCTATTTGGATTGGCATATGATAAAAAAGACCTGCCACAATTTTGGCAAGTCAGTTCATCATATGCAGTTTTATCTTTGTCATGTTCCTCTCTATGTGTATCCCAATAGACCTTACGACATTTATCTGCGCAGAACTTTTTTGGTCTGCCTACCAGTTTATGGTCTAGTTTGATACCACAGGTCAAACAGTAATCATAGCCTTGCGCTTCAATCATTTGTTGGACGACATGGCCATAGCCTTTTAGCTCTGGTCTACGACTACAAAATTTTCTGACAGCATCTCTTGGAAGATCAACTGCCTCAGCAATTGTACCGTATCCCTGACCTTGACTTCTCATCGCCCAAATCTGTCTGCGTTGGTTTTCGTTCAAGAGTTCACCTCCACATCTAAAAACACTAAATTTTAGTCAATTTTGGACATTTCAACATCAAAATCCCCAAAAAATCAAAACAAAAAAACGAAACTACCTCTCCTAAGGAATGTTAATCTGAATAGGTTTCAACTAGCCTTTAACCACATTTTAAGTCCCCCTTAACGAATTTTGCGAAATTACACGTTTGAGGGGGCGTCGGTCTTTGTGGGACAAGGGTTTAGAGATTTGTACCCCCCTACCCCAAAGAGGGAAAAAATGGATACTTTTGTAACGAAACTCTAAATTTAGAACCGATAAGTATATTCCACATATCGGTCAGCCGTCTTAGTCTTTCTATCGTGACAAGACTTACATAAGGATTGCCAGTTGGTTTGATTCCAGAAGAGGTCTTGGTCACCTCGGTGGGGAGTGATATGGTCAACTACAGTCGCCTTGGTTAGTCGTCCTTCTCTTTGGCAGTAAACACAGAGAGGATTGAGCTTCAAGTAACGAAGCCGCGCCTTATTCCACCGTGCATTGTAACCTTTGGCTTTGGTTGACTTAGCATCAAGTGCGTGGTTAGACTTGTGATCATCACAGTACTTGTTTCCATAGCTTACAAGGTTTGGACAACCGCTTTGCTTACAAGGTGTACTTGGTCTGCGCGGCATCTTACTGCTCCCAAGGAAGGTAAGGCTTGGTAAAGTGTCCAAGGCAGGTGGTCTTAGTGTAGTCTACATCTAAGAGGTTCAGCTCCTTGATGATCCCTTGTGGTGTCAGGTCGTAGCGTTCACGAACCACTCCCTCAAGCTGTTCAGCAGGGGAATCACTGGTTCCAAAGGTGTTCACGTAAACACCAACAGGCTCCGCAACTCCAATGGCATAAGCCAGCTGTACTTCACAACGTTTGGCATAACCTTCACGGACGAAGTCCTTGGCAATCTTCCGTGCCATGTAAGCGGCTGAACGGTCGACCTTAGAGGGATCCTTACCAGAGAAAGCTCCACCACCGTGATGAGAAAAGCCACCGTAGGTATCTGCTACAATCTTACGACCAGTCACACCAGCGTCTGCGTAAGAGCCGCCGAGAACAAAGCGTCCTGTTGGGTTAACCAAAACCCTGAAGTCAAGGTTCTGACGGTAGCGTTGAGCAACCGATATCATAGCTTGGGTGACAATGCGTTTGACTGAGGCAAGGTCAACCTCCTCGTCGTGTTGGATAGACACTAGGAAAGTCTCGATACGCTTGTTTTCATAGTCGTATGTGACTTGAGCTTTGGCATCTTTGCCCAAGGCAGGGTGACCAAGGCTGGTTAACTTTTCAAGAACACGAGTCGCCAACACATAAGGAAGTGGTAAGAACTCAGGGGTTTCATCGGTTGCATAACCAAACATAATGCCTTGATCACCAGCACCTCCCTTGTTCACACCTTGAGCAATGTCTGGACTTTGAACACCAAGAAGGTTCGTCACCATGATATCCTCCATACCGTAAGGTTCGAGAACCTTTTTGACAATGCCTTCGAGGTTGAAGAAGTGCTTGGTTGAGACTTCTCCTGCCACAACTACTTGGTTATCTTTGATAAGTGTTTCAACGGCCACACGGCTGTTCTTATCATGCTTGAGACACTCCGTCATAATCGCATCTGAGATTTGGTCACAGAGCTTGTCAGGGTGTCCACTTGAAACTTGTTCGCTTGTTAAAATCATCTTTTCCTCCATGCAAAAAGCCCAACCCTTTTGGGATAGGCTTTGGTTTATTTTACTGATTGTTGGCCTGCTTCGTAGGCTCTCTCGAGTGCCCTTTTAATTCCCCAAACCGAAACATCGTAGAAATCAAGGTTGTCACTCATGCGAGTTTCTAAAGTGTCAACCAAAAGTTCTTCTTGAGCAATCGCTGTTAAAAGGGCGTTGAGTTTTTCTTGTTGGCGTTTTGTCATTTTGACGACCTCCTCTTGTTTTTGTAGCGTTATATTACCGTACAAGCGAAGGTATATCCAGTCATTACTGGGAGATTTTTATCTTTTTTGACACTTACAATTCTACCACAAATTTTTACAAAGGGAGGTCAATGTTAGGTCACATTTAGTGCAGAGGGAGGTTACTGTTAGGTCAGGGGGAGTGCAAGGGGAGGTTATTTTTCTAAGGAATAGCCCATCTTCAGATAAACTCCCCTAACGTGATCCAATACCTTACGACGCCAATTTCTAACCGTACTACGACTAATGTGAAACTCCCTCATCAAACTATCCCAATTACACTCTGGCTTTAACATTTCTTGTGCAAACTCAGCTAGGTCATCCTTAAGAAATCGAATAGCCATCTCAAAATTATCAAGGTCATTTGCCAGTCGTATATATCGTTGAGTCAAATCGGCTAAGAGCTCTTCATTTTCCTGAATCATCTTGTCATGAAAACTTAGGGCTATCACCTCTGAACGTAGATTTGTCGGAGTAGAGGTGACTTTAGGTTCATCCGACCGTTCGAAGACAAGTGACCCAATCACTTCATTCTCAGTCACAGGCTTAAAATTCTCCAAGCGATACTTCAACATTTCCAAGTCCCCCTTGAGTTCATTATAATGCGTTAGGATATATTCCGCTTTATCCATCCGTTCCTCCTACTTGTGCTTTCACGGCTTCAATCAGCCGTGATTGTTGGGCATCTTTGTTTTCCAGTGCTTTGAGGATTTCCTCGTCAATAGTGCCTTCCGTTACAATGTGCTGTATGACCACAGTATCTGCTTGTTGCCCTTGTCGCCACAGACGAGCGTTGGTTTGTTGGTAGAGTTCCAAAGACCAAGTGAGACCAAACCAAACCAAATGATGGCCACCCTTTTGAAGGTTTAGACCGTGACCGGCACTCGCTGGGTGTAAAAGTCCAACAGAAATATTACCCTTGTTCCACTCACGAATGTCGTCCTCAGTTTTAAGGACTGTTCCCTTAACCTTGAGCTTTGCCAGACGTTCCTCAATACGCTGAAGGTCATGCTTGAACCAATAAACAACAAGAACTGGCTCACCGTTTGCTGCTTCGATAATATCTTCCAGAACATCGAGCTTCTGGTCATGTAGGCTCACCACTTGATAGTCATCTGAGTAGACGGCACCATTGGCCATCTGCACCAGTTTGTTTGACAGACTAGCCGCATTGGCAGCTGTTACCTCACCATCTTCAAGGTCAGATAACACGTAATCTTTCTTGAACTGCTTGTAATCAGATTTTTCTTTGTCAGTGAGATGAACTACCTTCTTGGTCGAAATCAACTCAGGCATATCCAGATAATCCATGGCTTTCATGGAAATGGTGATGTCGTCAATCTTGTCATAGATTTGACATTCCGCATAGTCCATGGGAATGTACTCGTAAACAATATTTCCGTTCCTACGCCCCTCGTCAAAGTAGCGGCTACGGTATTCTCCGATGAACCGACCCAGACGCTCGCCACCATCAATGACCTTGAACTCCGCAAACAAGTCCATCAGCCCATTTGAACTCGGTGTTCCAGTCAATCCCACGATACGTTTCATGTAGGGACGCATCGCCATAAAGGCCTTGAAGCGCTTGGACTGCCAAGACTTGAAAGACGAGAGCTCATCAATAACCACCATATCCCATTTGAAATATGGGCTACATTGTTCCACCAGCCAAGGGAGGTTCTCACGGTTGACGATGTAGATGTCCGCATCTTTCTCAAGGGCAGCTTGCCTTTGTTTTGGTGTTCCCACTATCTTGGAGTAGCGGAGATGTCTCAGTTCCTCCCACTGCTCAATCTCATCACTCCATACCGTGTTCGCCACTCGTAGGGGTGCAATCACCAAGACCTTGGACACTTCATAGCGGTCAAACATTAGTTCGTTAATGGCTGACAGGGTGGTAACTGTTTTCCCCATCCCCATGTCTAGGATGACAGCCACATGGGGGGTCTCAATGATGAAGTCCTTGGTGACTTCTTGATATTCATGTAAACTCAATTGCATCTAGCACTTCTCCAATCTTCTCAACACTATCCAGCACATGAACTTTGAAGCCCAATCGGTCAAACATCCTGTGCCTTGTCATTTGTAACAAGCGTGGCTTTCCGCTAGGGGCTTTTACTTCCACCATGCCAAAACTACCCTTGGGTAAAAACACCAACCTGTCTGGCACACCGCCAAACGAAGGCGACACCCATTTGGGACAAATTCCACCACGCTTTTTCACTTCACTCACTAACTTTCTCTCAACAACTTTTTCTCGCATAACAATCCTTTCGTCAAATTGAAGTGTGGAGGTATAGTACAGTCATTTCTAAAACTCCTCTTACAGGCTTTTTTATAGTAATTTTTGCTTATAGGATAGTTTTAGAAAAGACCATAATAGACCTACACAAAATCAAATGATGTTAGTCGTGCTAGTCCTTTTGACTAATCTGTTCTAGTGATTAGAACTCATAAATTCTTGTCATCAGGTCAATGACTAGCACACCTAAAATCCCTCTCCATCTCCCTTGTGTAGGTAGGACATGGAAAATGATGGTCACTAGTCTAAGAAATCATAGTCATCATCAACCAATTTCAAACCTAGAATGAGATTGCCTTTGTTGGTACGTTTGCGTCTAAATCCTGCCTGGTCCAGGGCAGAATAAAAATCTGTCGTGCTGCGCGTGTACTCCATATTTTTGGCACAATAGGTACGGTACTGGCTGTAGAGTTCTCCTGATTTTTCTGTCAACTGGTCACCAACTTCGCAACAGTCACTAAGGAAGTGTCCTAGCCAGTCATTGGCTTCTCGGTAGGCCTTAACGGAATTCGAGACGGCAGCTGGAATCCTTGTCTTGAAGTTTGCCTTGATGGCTTTTTCTGCCCCTTCAATAATCCAAGACATAATAGCTGGTGCTGCATGGTCGTACAAATAATCCGCAAAGTTCTTGATATCAGAGCGACCAGTGATTTTGGCGTTAAAAGGAATAACCACCAAACGTCGCCAAGTACCATCATCGTTCGCTCCCACTTTAGGCAAATGATTGGTGTAAAGAACTAGCGTATGTGATGGCACAAAGTGGAAAGGATCCTTGTACTTCTTCTCAGCTTGGATTTCATCCGTTGAGGTAATCTGCTTCACAACGGCCGTATTAAGTCGCATCCCTTCTGCCATCTCAGAAGCAATTACGAGACGCTTCCCTTTAAGCTCCGCAAGCTCAGGACTCACGTTTCGCTTGTTAGACATGGTTAAGGCATCAGCCGATAATTTCCCAGAGTAGCTTCCTAGCACACGAGCGATGGTATTCCAAAAGGTAGACTTGCCGTTTGCGCCACCACCATAGGCAATAATCATATGTTCCTGATAAACCTTACCGATTGCGGCCATTCCAATGATTTCTTGAACATAATCAATCAATTCTTGGTCGTTACAGAAAAAGGTAGCCAAGGTTTCCTGCCACAAATCGTGACCTTTGTCACTAGGAGAGACTGCTGTCATTTTAGTAATGTAGTCATCTGGATTGTGAGCTTGTTGCCCTTTTGTTCCTTTTCGCAAATCATAGGTAGCTTTAGGAGTGTTGAGCAACATGTCATCACTATCCAACTCTGATAATTCAACCGTAAGCATAGGCTTGGCTGTATTGTAAACAGCCATTAAATTCTTATAGTCACGGTGTTTCATGACAAATTTGTGGAACTCTTTAGCCACAAGATAGGCTTTGAGATATTTCAACTGTAGAGGTGTCTCAACAGCATTTTCTAGACGTTTCCCTCCTGCCTTGATGGTCATTTCATCAATACCTGAAGATTGAAGTTGTTTCTCTGTTGATTCTAAAAAGGTATTTGCTTCCGCAAGTTGGGCATCGGTAAAGTTTACGACTGCTCCTAATGCCAGCTGCTTATTCTCACGCCAATGCGTTCCATCATAATAGAGATAGTCTGTCGCATTGGTGTAGGCCAACTTATTGGCGTACTCTCTAGCAAGAACACCAGCTTCACCAATATCTGAATAGTCATCAGGTTTTAGTGATTCCCTTTGAAACTCTTCTGGGGACTTGTAGTCTTTAGAGTTTTTGATGGTTCTGTTATAGAAGCGAATAGCACTGCCCCAAATGGTGTCAAGCTCTGCTTTCTCAAGAGGAGGAACACATTTGAGAGCTTGTTCATCAAAGCCGTCTCGTGCTTCTTTTGTTACCCCTAACCTCTTGAGAATTTTCGCCGCAAAAACTGACATGGTTGAGTTACGGCTACCTTCAGTGATTGGCCCTATCGGTGGTTGATAGAAGTCTGCATCAAAGTCCTCTTCATCATCTGAAGTCGTCGTAGCATCGAGTAAATCCTCATCAATGGTCAACCAAGAGTCGTGCCATAGGACTTGTGCGTTGGGATTTCCAAAAAAGAAACGGGCCGCATCCTTGGCATTGGTATCAAAGAAACCATAGTGATTAACAAGTTCTTCTTTTAGTAAGGCATAGGTGTCTTTATCCGTGACTTCATTGATTTGGAAGTAGATATGGAATTTTGGTCTCGCAGCCTTATCTCCTTTTTGAACCATATGGTTTCGACTGGTTACTAAGGCAAAGTTGTAATCCGCAAAGAGTTCTTTAAGCAATTCCTCAGTCACCCACTCATCAGGAGTATCCGTATGGTCATTATCAATATCCATGACCAGTACATCTGACTTAATAAAGTTTGCATTTGAACGAGTACTGTTTGTAAACAAGCCAGCCACATGGTCAAAGAGTGCTACCTTTTGGAGAGTTGTTTTGTCTGAAATCATTACTTGATGAGGATAGACCGTTGTCGTTTGAATACCCGTCTGTCCTGAATGAGATAAGGTAAATTGCATAAATCATAGCCTCCATTTGGGAAAAATAATCTGTGAAGGTTTCCCTTCCTACCTACTAGGGGAAGAATGAAGGCATTTAGTCCAAAAAGTTTCAAAAAAATTTTTTCTTCTATAAATAACTATTGAGCGACCTTCCATCGCTCAATTTTTTTATATTTTTTGAATCTGTTTAGACTAAAACGCAAAAAAGTCCCCCTAGTAGGTGTAAGGGAAAGAATAACCCAAACAAACCTAAAGGAGGACTTTCTATGGAAAACACCATAAACCATCAAGAACAAGAAGACTTGACAGACACACTCATCGCCATCAGCGTTATCGCTAGGCTCTTAGCTCGTAAGTTACAAAAGGAGGAAACTAAATGAGTCAACATAAACAACTACTTGAACTAATTACAGAGATGGAAGGCACAGCTAAATACTACCTACGCTTGGTAGATGAGTTCAAGAAACTCCTCTCTAGCGAGGAAGAAACTGAAACAACTTCTGAAGAACCAAAACCAGAGCCTCAAAAGGTACTTAAATTGGAAGATGTTCGAGCCGTTCTTGCGACCAAAGCTAAAGATGGCTACAAGAATGAGGTTCGTGTTCTTCTCAATAAATATGGAGCTGAATCATTATCTGCTTTAGCCAATGAGCACTACGCAGCTGTTCTTGAAGAAGCTGGAGGAATTGGCAATGACTAATCACGCAGTACTCTCTGCTTCTGCTTCTCATCGCTGGCTCAACTGTCCACCTTCTGTACGACTTACCGAAGATATGCCAGATGTGACCTCAGAGTTTGCACTCGAAGGAACTGACGCTCACGATCTTTGTGCTTACCTTGTTGAGAAAGCACTAGGCAGAAAGGCGCGTGATCCAACTGAGGATTTGTCTTTCTACAATGAAGAGATGCAAACATGTGCCGAGGAATATCGTAACTACATTATGGAACAGGTTGAGAAAGCCAAAGGCTACTCTCGAGACCCAACAGTTCTAGTTGAGCAACGTTTAGACTTCTCCAAATGGGTACCAGAAGGTTTCGGTACAGGTGACTGCCTTATTGTGGCAGATGGACTTCTTCAAGTTATCGACTATAAGCACGGATTAGGAGTTCTAGTTGATGCCGACCACAACCCACAGATGATGTGCTACGCTCTCGGAGCTCTTGAGATGTTTGATGGGCTCTATGATTTTGATAAGGTTACTATGACCATCTTTCAACCACGGAAGAACCACATCTCTACCTTTGAAATTGATAAGGCTGAACTACTTGAGTGGGCGGAAAACGAACTCTCACCCAAAGCTGACCTTGCCTTTAAGGGCGAGGGAGAACTGACCTCCGGTAAACACTGTCAATTCTGTAAACTCAAGAATGTCTGTCGCAAACGTGCCGAGGATAATTTGGCACTCGCTAAGATGGAGTTTGCGGATCCTGCTACTCTTGATTATGAATACATCGTAGAGATTCTTCCTAAACTGGACTTACTGGTTTCGTGGGCAAACGATGTCAAAGCCTATGCTTTGAAAGAAGCTACTGAGGGACACTCCATTCCAGGCTACAAATTAGTAGAGGGACGTTCAGTTCGTAAGTTTTCAGACGAAGTTGCCGTCAGTCAAGCTGTGATTGAAGCTGGCTTTGACCCTTACGAAAAGAAACTCCTAACTATCACTGCCATGACTAAACTCCTTGGCAAGAAAACCTTTAATGACCTACTTGGTGGTCTGATTGTAAAACCAAGCGGTAAACCGACACTCGTTCCTCTTGATGATAGTCGTCAAGAGATGAACCTAGCAACAAATGAATTTAAAGAGGACTAATCTTATGACAATGAAAGCAAAAACAACAAAAGTAATCACTGGTAAAAACACTCGCTTCAGCTACTTGAATGCCAATGAACCTAAATCCTGTACTGACCCCCAAAAGTTGGACAATTTATTTTAAGTGAAGGATTTAGTTCTGTATTGCACAGGACTAAGTCCTTTTAGTTTTGCTTTGATTCGCTTGTTGTTGTAGTAAAAAATGTAATCTGTGATAGCTTGCTCAAGGTCATCAAGTGATTTGTAAGACTTCTCCAAGCCATAGAACATCTCAGACTTTAGAATCCCAAAGAAAGATTCCATCATTCCGTTGTCAGGACTGTTCCCCTTCCGTGACATAGAAGGACGAATGCCTTTGTCCTCCAGAAATTGATGGTAGGACTTGTGCTGGTACTGCCAGCCTTGGTCGCTGTGGAGAATGGTTTCGCTGTATGAAGCCGCAGGAAAAGCCCTCTCAAGCATGGTTTGAACCTGTTTCAAGTCAGGAGACCGAGACAGGGTAAAATCAATTATCTCACTGTTATAGCCATCAAGAACAGGCGATAGATAAAGTTTCCCTTCAGGTAAAGCAAACTCCGTCACATCGGTATAGCACTTCTCATAGGGCTTCGACCCCTCAAACTGGCGTTGAATCAGGTTATCAGCCTTCTTACCAACCTCACCTTTGTAAGAGGCATACTTGCGCTTACGACGAATACGAGCAGTCAAGCCCATACTTTTCATCAAGCCTTGCACCCTTTTGTGGTTGATGACAAAGCCACGATTTCGCAGTTCTAAATAAATCCGACGATAGCCATAGTTTCCTCTATGTTCATCATAAATGGATTGAATGTCAGATTTGATTGCTTTGTCTTTATTTGGTTTATTCAGTTTCTTTAGTTGATAATAGTAAGTTGCACGAGCTATCTTAGTTATCTCAAGTAAGAGGTCTAGTCGGAATCCTCCTGTGACCATTTCTCTAATTGTTTCTGCCGTTCGCTCTGTAAGGCTTCGTCCCTCAAGCGCAAATCCCTTAACTTTTTTAGAAAGGCATTCTCCGTTCTCAAGCGCTCATTTTCTTCCTGAAGTCGCTCGAGCTCTGTCATTTCTTCCCAAGTTTTCTTACGCTTACGTCCCATTTTACTCGGTCT